GTATATGTCATTTGTACACCCTTGTGGAAAATCTGAGTTACATATGTGTATGCAGCTCTGTCTCTTCCAAGATATTCTGTAGGTGTAGAACCTTCTTGACCTTTTGTTGGTTCAGATGAAACGGTTGCATTATCTTCTACTTGGACTTGCCAAAATGTAGAGTTTAATGTTTTACCACCGTTTAATCCACCAACTGCAGTAAGTAAAGGTGTTCTTTGACCACCAACTTTGAACAATTCACCAGTGAAGTTATTAATGTTTTGTGCATAAATCGTACTGTTTGTTAACGATATTTCTGCCATTTTAATCTTCTCCTATAAATTATTACTTGTCTTGTTCTTTAAGAGTTTCTAACATACGCAATTTAGCGTTGATAGTGTCTCTTGGTTTTGCATTGGAATCTCTTACAAATTTCATAAATTCAGCACCAACATCTGTAGGTTCTGCATTTACTCCAAGCTTATTAAGTTGCTCTACTCGAGATTGAGCTTCTACTACATTAGCGGCAACTTCTTCGACTGGATTGCTAGGTTGCTCGGAACTACTAACTTCTCCGAACTCTTGAGCAACAAAGTCTTTTATACCATCGACAGTAACATCCCCATCATAAAGTTTTACTACAGCTTTACCTATGCCTTTGTCTGCACTTAGTCCTAGTGAACTTAATGCAGAGTTCATAGCATTAGCCTTGAACTGTTTGTTCTCAGCCTTAAGCTTTTTAAACTCTTCTCTGAGTTGTTTTATATTGTCTGTTGGTTCTTCTGTCACTTCTGCAGCTTCTTCAACTTGTCCTGTATTTTCTTCCATATTTTATCTCCATCTTTTCTCTAGCATATTTAAATCCCATAACATTAATCGCTAGGTAATTAAAGGGATTTTCACAAGGGTTTGCGAATAACACATAACGCACCTTGGCAGCGTTATTGAATTGTGTGTGACCCTATTTGAAGCGGAACTCACCACGCTATCTTTAATTGTACTACTACATGTAGTAGTGTCAAGGATATCTACACTATATCTAGGTTGCCTCTGTTAGTCCTGTAACTTGACCTGACTGTGTCCTAACAGCACCTAAAGCTGCAGATGATGCAGCAGCTATTTGATTTTGTATAGCCATTATCGTTGACATTGTTTCTTGGTCTCCAAATACACTAGCCTCTAGTACATTTTCAGCACTTAAAGTTGTTGCACGCCTTTGCCTTCTTGCAGCAGAGCTTAACAATCTAGCAGACTGTGCAGCAACTTCAAATTGCTTTTCCGCCTGACCAACTTTTATACCTGCACCTAGTAGTTTTTGTACAGTACCAAGACCTAGTTTTTGCTCAGTGACTCCTTCGTATAATGCACCGAGCTCTGCAGAATTAACTCTTCCTGCTAAAATATCTGAATTTAAATTAGGGTCAAAAGCTAAAGCTAGTAAACCTGATTCATCTACACCTGCAGCTACACCTTGACTTGCATAGTAATCATTGTAGGTTGCAATGGTTGTAGCTTTTAATTCTTCATCTACCATATCTATCACACCTTTTATCTGCTTTACTCTTTTAGCAAACTCAGGCATTGCTACATCTAGAGATACAAGTGTTGCATACTTTTCTTTACCCATAGATGCTGCATATCCAGCTAAGTTATTCTGTGTAAGTATTGTATTAAAATCTTCTAACCCTGCTAAATACTCTGTCTCTGTCATTTTAAGAGCACCTGTTTCAGGGTCTACTATGTTTACAAATACTCTTCCATAAGATTCTGAACCTGTACCAAATCTCATTTCTGCAAGAGCTTGTGTTACTTGTCCATCACTTTCTATAAAACCTTTTACATAAGCATCTACCAAAGCATCTGCATCAGTGCCACCAAACTTTTTGAGCCAAGGTAAGACATTAAATACTTGGTCTCTTGTTATGACTGCTCCTTCTTTTAATGGGTCATTACCTGCTGCAGCAGTATTTTGATTTACATTTTGAAAAGCTTTTGCTTGTTCTTCTGCTAAATCTTTATCCTGTGTGTAACCAGCTTGTGTTATAAAATGGTCTAATTCATTTCTTCTTACACCATCTTCACCAGTAATAAATTTTGTATCATCAGCTACAACATTTCCTGATAAGTCATCTCTTCTATATAATGTATACTTTGCCATTATCTAATTACTACTCCTCCTAATGCTTTTTGTAAACTGTTTGCAATCTTTCTATTAAAGAAAGGATTGCCAGTGTCATAAGCATTCGTCATGTAAGCCTTACTTGCTTCAGATACTGACTTACCTATTTGTTCTAACCATACTGGGTCTGTTTCATCAGGTGCTTCACCAAAAGCATTCTTATATGGTGTAATGTATTTACCTTTTACACTTGCAAAATCTAAGTTTTGCCCTGCAAATTCAGGATACAAATTTTCAAACATACCTTGTAATTTTGTTTTAGCAGCATCAGGACTATCGTTATACAAAAGAATTAATTCATTCTTAACACTTTCATCTAATGCTTCATAGTTAGCTAAACCTATAGTTTTAATACCAAGTGTTTCTGCTTTAAGTGCATTAGCATAAACACCACTACTTACAGAGAACTGTTCACTAGATACCTTTTTAGCAACTGCACTAAACATATTGGTTATTGCTTGGTCATCAGGTTTTTCATATCCTTCTACACCTAATACAAAACCAACAAATTCTGTCATCAAAGTAGGAGATATGTCTCCTTTTACTAAAACATTTAATAATTGTTTATACTGTAGTTTATTTTCTCTTTCAAATAAATCTTCATCAAATCCTAATTCTCCTAATGATTTATTTAAAAGACCTTCGACATTACCGAAGTGGTCTACATATTTTTGATTTATAACTTCTTCACCATTTACTGTATAAACAAATGGATTGTCAGAATCTCTGTTTGCTATTGTTGAATTTAAATATGCAAGTTTAAGAGAAGATACATTAGCTCCTATACCAGCATTTTGTAAATCTTGTACAGTTACAGCTAAACCTTGACCTACTCTTGTAAATAATAATTCTAGTCCAGGAAACTCTCCATCTACTTCATCAAATAAAAAGCTATAGTTCTCAACCATAACTCTGTAACCTTCATCAATTAAATCTACTAACTTAACATCATCAGGTAATGCATCTATACCTCTAGCAGGATTACCCTCACCTAAACTAAATAAAGCAAAGTTACCACCATCGATTATTAATCCTGTAGGTTTTGCACCTATTCTAGGTCCTGTTCTTTGATTACCTGCTCCATCTGCACCCCAGTTACCTTTGTATTGTGATGGTGTTGTTCCTGTTGCAGCATATGAAACAAATGTTGGTTCTCCTCCAAACAAAGGAGATAAGTCATAAACAAAGTAAAGTGTTCCATTTTCTATATATGCAGCATCTGCTACAAGTTTATTTGAGCCTGACCAGTTAGCTGTACCTATAGAAGGTGCTTCTGCCGCAGCCATCTCAGCATCTATCTTATCTTTTTCTGCTTGTAATCCAGGGTCAATCTCTACCATCAGTACCTCCTATCTTATCATACATATCTTTGAAAGGCTCTCTATATATTCTGTCATTAAATTCTTGTTGCTTTGTAACTGCGGTTGTAAATAATTCTCTAATTTTAGAAAAGAAATTTGTAACTAAGTTTTCTTTAGGAAGTGGAGTAGAAGGTGCATCTTTCATAGGCTCTAATATTTCTTGTATGGTTTTACCATCATCCTCAGGTGGTTGAGGTGGAGGTGGCTCTACATCTTTCATAGGTCCTGTACCATCTTCAGTCTTATCATCAAACTCATTTATGTATGCAAACTCTTTATCTAATCTACCTAAGTACCAATCAGGAGCTTCTCCCTTTTCTTCTTCATATGCATCTATCTGACTTTGCTTTGCAATATCAGCATTCATAGTTGCAATGTCTTCCATAGTTGTTCTAAGAACCCAAGGTCTATTGAAATAAACTAATACCATGTAATCCATTACAGGTTGATTTACTGTAAGACCTCTGTTGCTTAACATTCTTTTTACAGTTTTTTGTGATTCTAATAAATCAGCTAATAATATAGCTTCAGCTTTTCTTCTATCTATTTTAGTTTCTTCATCAAACTTAAATGTTTTAGTTGCATTAGTATGACCAAATCCTATAGTTAAAACTCCATTTACATCGTAATATGCTTCTTCACTAAAACCTTCAAGGTCTTCTATGTGTGCAATTAATTCTTCTGTTAACTCCACATCATCCCCTTGAGGTGTAGCTGCTAAGAGCACCAAGGGTATTAAGAAGACTGATAAGAGTCGTCTGCATCGCTTTCTGTTGGTCTTCACCAGTTATAGCCTCCCCATACTGGTCTCGTACATAATTAGTCATAGCATTAGACATAGCACTAGCTACATCTATTTGCTCTGCCTGCTCAGGTAATTCAAAGTCTGTTACACCAGCTTTGAAGTTTTCATACCTTGTATCTTCTCCTAACATTAGTGTCTCTATATTTTTTTGTCTTATTTCAAAGTTTTGTTTTTGTAAGTCATAAGAAACTTGGTTGTAATAATCTACAAAAGAATTTATTTCTTGACTTGATACAGGTCTACCTAACCCTCTTTCTAATGCAACTTGTATATCAGCTTGTGAATTAATTAAGTTAGGTGATTGATATTGAAATAACTCTTTGTATCCTTGTGAATATCCTACAGTTGAATGTGGTTCAAACTTACCTGTTCCATAGCCATAATCTTCTAATGTATCTTTAAAAAACTCTTTAACAAATGTAATTAGGTTTGAGCTAGTTGCACCTGGTGCTAACAATATAGAATATAAATCTTCTTTTGATATTGTATCTGCATTCAAGTTAAATCTTGACATAGCTGAATTTAATGCTGCAAGTGTTCCACCATCAGGTTGATTGAAATCAACTACACCATAAGCAAAAGAATATGGTTGTAAGAAACCTGCTTCAACTAATAAGTTTTGTACCTCTGCTATTTCTTCAGGACTAGCACTAGCAAATAATAATCTATCCATTCCACTTTCATATAAAGGTACTAAGTTGCCTTGTTCTTTGTTGCTATATATTTCTTGGTCATATTCTTCAATACCTATAAATCCAAACATTGCAGGGTCTGCAATTCTACCTGCTAACCATGGGTCAAACATTTCTCGTGGTATATTTTCTCCAGGATTTTCTACTATATTTATTAGTTCTTCAGGAGTTACCTCACCTGAAGCAAGAATTAAATTATCTATACCATCTAAATATTGTTGAGTTGTTATTGTTCCTGCTGCTAATTGGTCTACAAAATCTTGTGCGTTTCTATTATCTATAGCTAAAGCAGCAGCAGTTTTTATTTCTGAATCGTATTGTTGTTTAGTCAAAAATGCTTGATATGCTAAGTCTGCTTCAGATGAATACTCAGAAGTAATAGCTGCACCTATAACACCATCATCTATGTGTGTAAAACCATCAGGCAACTTACCTTCTTTTGCATATACATTTTTTAAAACTGTTGCATCATTTGTAATTTTATCTGCAAGCTCTACAGCTAATTCATCTTGAAACTGTAACATATCATAACTTTGTAATATCATTTCTTGTGTATTAGGTGGTAAGTCTTCGAATACTTTACCTGTTTGTGCTTCCCATACCAATATAAAATCAGCCATAGATACAGGATTTACTTCTGCAAATGGTTCTACTGTAGGTGCACTTTCTCCTGAAAAGTATGCAGCTACTGCATCAACAAAGCTATCTAATGCTGGTCCAAATATATCAGCACCAAATATTCTTAATAAATTTCTAACCTTTTCTTTATTTACTTTCTTAGGAGTTCTATTTGCAGGATTATAACCTGGTGCAGTTTCATATCCTTCTGCCCAGTTAATAGAACTTATATTATCTGTAAATCGTTCTTCTTTTAATTCGTCTAATACCGCTTGTTCTTCAGGCGTTCTCTCATCCATAATATCCCATTCCTAAGCTTTGTTCTTCTGCTTCAAGTCTAAATAAATCATAATATACATAGTAAAAGTCAGGATACTTAGTCATTAACTGACTTGCAGTATTCCTAAGTATTTTTCTAGCTTCACTTGCTTCTGCTCTACTTATACTAGCATTTGCACCATACCTTTGTCTTATACCTTCTAATAAGAATTGTCTAGTCAATATATATTGCATAGCACCTTGTATTGCTGGTAGTTCTGCAACTGTTGTCTTTGTACCATTAGGTAATACAACTTCTGAGTTTTGTTCTAATTGTACAAAGTTAAGAAATAAATCTATCTTAGAATTTGTATCTAGAGATGGTGCTACTGTAGATGTTTGACCATAACCTCTAAACTGTTGTTGTAGTTGTAACCTAAACAAATATAATTGTTCGAATTTTTTATTTAAAGGAACTCTGTTAAACATAGGTCCATCCATTAACATCCTTCTAAAGTTTTCATATGCTAATGAACCTTGTGCTTGCCTAATAGCTTGTTGATATTGAACATCTGTTAAATCTACTCTATCTCCTGCTGTAAAAGCATCAGCCCATGCTTGATAGTCAAACTCATCTAATGGAGAATCAGGAAACATATAGTATGCAACATCAGGATGTTTATCCATTAATTCTTTATTTTGTTTATAAAAGTAACCACCTTCAACTGTATATGATGATGGTC